ATATTGATGTTTTTACTGCACTAGAATGCTTGTATTAATGCGAGAAGTATACCGATGCTTATAACTTATAGTCTACTCAAAAGGGGTATACTACTATGGTGGTAGCATACCCCTTCAGGATGATAAGTACAGGAATACTTATGAAATATTCTGAGCCACTACGCTGAGGACGATGATGCCACCAACTACTACCCCTTTAAATACATCAACTGCAGCAGCCCCCGCAGTAATGGTTGGGCCTGATCCACCAGCAAAGGCAAAACCAGTTCCCCAGGCTAAAGTCCGGGGAGTAGCATCATTGGTAATAGTCAAGAGAACTTCTTCCCCCTCTTTAAGACCAGCTACAATAGCATTGAATGCCGTTACGTTAACGGACCCCAGAGTTACACTGATACTATGTGAATCTGAGAAGTCCACATCTGGAGTGGCATCCGCTAAAGTTGAAAGGGTTTTTACTGATTTCCCTAGAAGGTCATCCTTCATGGCCTCATTAACTGATGGCTGAAATACGTTTTCGAGAATGTTGATGAGTGTCTTGCGGCTCATGATATATTGTTTTAGATTGTCCGAAAAAAAGGGGGCATAGCCCCCTATATTAACTCTTTAAAAAATACTATGACAACTTATTCTGGAAATTAATCTTCTTCGGCCAATTCAATGAGTTCCTCTACCATGTCATCATGGTTGAGTTTTTCAAAACCCTTTACATCGTCGTCTGAGACTTCATAATTGGATTTGTAATACTCGGTGAGATCCGCCTTGGTTTTCTCCATGAGTTCCTCTTTTAAAGTTGGCTCAGGTGCAGCATCCTTCTTCTTCTTATCCTTGGTGGGATTCAAAGACTCCAGATAAGCTTCATGCTCTGCCTCGGTAGCCTTTTCCAGGTGGCCTCCCCTCAGGGCAGCCTTGATCTTATTGGATCGACGTTGTTCGATGGTTGTAAGTTCCTTAACTTGACCCCTCGAAACATTGAAACCGGAATAAGGACATGCAAATGATAATGCCTTAATCCCGCACTTTACAAATTTTCTATTCTTAGCCATAACTATTGAATTAATTGATTTTTACTAAATAGTCTAAACCCTAGTCAAGTGTTTAATTTGACTAGAGCCCAGACTGATAAAGTATTAATCGATGGTAACGTTCTGATAAGGATCAACATCCATTTCAGATGGCAGCGGTGCTGCAGCAATGGTCTGTGACCGGTCGATAACCAGAGCGGCATCGGTAAATAACTTAGCAAAGCCCGTTTGCAGAGTTACATAGAAAGCCTCAGTCTGGTTGGATACGATCCTCTCAGATTCAACTTTCAGTGGCCAACCGTTGAACTTAACTACAGAAGAGCCAGGATCCAGGATGATTGCCTGGTTGGCTGGAATATTCCCATGGACATAGAAGTCCGTCTTCTGAGGTACTGGGGATTTCAGTACCAGAGTTTCCCTTGGCATTCCCATTACAGGAGTTTTAAATTCCGAGAGATCCAGGGTATCGATGGCAATGGCTTCTCCACCGATCAATGTACTTGGTACCCTACCCATTCTACCCATCCTTACCCAGATGGTGAGAAGGTCTTTATAAGTAAGAGAGGTCCCGTTAAGGGTTCCTACTACAGGAGCGGATTCAGATCCGTCTGTCTGTTCCCCGTTAAGGATACAGTCAATCGCAAGGACATCAGTGGCGTGACCCAACTTGATGCCGAAGTCCCTCATGAATATTGATACCAGGTTCAGCGAAGCATAATGCACCACCTCATCGGTGAGCTTAATACCACGCCCAATTTTATAAATACGGAACTCCTTCGATCCGTAGGAAACCTCTCCCAGTGGAATGGTCTCACCTTCTCCAACATACCTGGGGGCGGCATCCGACATATTAATATTCGGCATTACCTGCTTCAGGCCCTTCATCTGCTCTTCAGCTGCGATGATGTTGGGGTAAATGGGGGCAGCCCGGTATCCCAGCAAAAGGGCTGTTCTGAATACTTCGGGTATGATCCAACGAACATCCATTTCTGGAGTGGTTACCAGGTTCTGAATGCTATCGGTTCTTGGGTCAATTCCCAGATCAGCCAAGAACTGCTCCATCGAAACGTTATGCTTCTCCTGAATTACCTCTTCAAAAGAAACGTCCCTCGGATTATCCTTGTGGGTACGGATTGCTTCCGCTGTCCTTACTGCATCCTGAACTTGGCCCTTAAATTGACTCTTTTCATATTTATTAAGATCCATGATGTATAGGTATTTTTTAAATGATTATTTTGTTTATAAGGTGCTGGTCTAGTAATTAAAGGACAGCAAGTCTTACTATGTCTCCAACTCCTCCACCTTCGATGGCCCATCCAATTTGGTTGGTTGCTCCAACGGAAGCATCATCGATCTCAACGTAGCCAGTAGCTGCATCATATACAGAGGTAGTCCCCAGACGAACTGGGCCAGCAACCAGAGATGCGGTCTCTACCTGAACAAAGAGGATGGTGTATGCTTTCAAGGACACCGTTACCAACTCACAGGCCAAACCGTCATGAATTGAGTACCCAATAATTTCCTGTGTGGTACTTGAAATCCCAGCAGGCTGGACAGTACCATCCCCAGCTATTACGACTGGCTGACCTCTTTTTACTTCTTGGCCAGTTTCCACCTCAAATTCTTCATAAAGCTTGTGGCTTTCAGACTTGAGAATGATTGTTTTTGTATCAGCTCCAAATAAATATGGCATGATGTATCAATTTTAAAGTTATCAATATTATTTACTTATAAATCTACAGGTCTAGCAGATGTTACTCTGCCTTCTTTTCCTTCATCCAAGAAGGGAGGGTGACCGTATTGACCCCAGTAAATTTCTCAATAACCTGTTGTCTGGTCTTTTCTTTCTTCTCATCACCTTCACCACCTGCATCGGGATCAGCCGAAGCACGGGTTACATTATGAGAGTCGCAGTCCTGACATACGAAACCAAACTCATTGTCTGTGGCTTCATCATACTGCTTATGCAATGACGTGAGGGTTTTATAATCGGCCCCTTCAATTACCGCAAGGATATTTACATCCTCTTTACCTTCCTCAATGGTCAACCCATAGAGTCTTTTGGTATCAGCCCTAAGTTGGTCAATGGCTGTCTGACCGGTTTTTGCCAGTTCAAGCTGGACTTCCAGGTTCTCAGGTACTGTCTTTTTGAAATCCCTGAGAGTTGTGATCTCAGCTTCGATGGCTTCAAGCCCTTCGATTTCTAAGATAACAACTTTCTCATCTGCCTTGGCAGCCTGAGCTACCAAAGTTGGATAATCAATTGTCCCAAGTTTTTCCTGGACATTTTCCTCGGTTAGAGAATCTACCTCTAATGCGAAGGATGTTTCAAGAAATCTAAGTAACTCTTCCATGTTTTCAGAATTTGCGTTGTTATTAATATTTATAATAGGTCCGGTACCGGTTGATGTGTTAATTATAACTTCATCAAAATCTCCAGCTTCGAGGTTCTTCCAATCCCAAGAGGCATAATTAATTGATTGGTCTCCCAAAGAGTACTGGCCTGCAGCATACTCTGGGTTAGCAATTTTTCCTTTATCATCCACCTTCTGGGCAAATGGGTCTGCTCCGTGTGAAACGAGAGAAGTTTCGTGATAGGCCTTTACCTCAGTAACCACCTTCTGGACCAACTTCCCTTTTTCATCGAACGACCCCAACTTGGAAAAGAATTCCTGGTCATCCATTTTAGGATGGGATTTTTTCCAAGCAAAGTTTACTGTGACGGAGTTAGAATGGATTGATGGTGGATCCATCATAATGCCTCGTGCCAACCTTGGGTTAGCCTTTCCATCTATTTTTAATACTGCATTAAAACCAGCAGGTACCTTAATACCATTTGCAGTATATGAGTTCTGCCATTCAACTGCCTTAACCGTACCAACTGCATTACCAACGGCCATCTCATGGTCAATGTTGATAGTCTGACCAACCATTTTAAACATACTCTTCTTCAATACATCTGATGGGAAATAGATGGGATTGAATCTGGCATGTACAGTAACATTAGATAACATCCTAAATACGGGTTCAATGAACTCGGCATCTTTAGGTGCTAGGTCTTCTGCTGTTACATCAGGATAGTAGGTTGAGTAGTTTGGAGTAGCACGATCAAATAAACCGAACTGTTCCACTGACTGTGGATCAGACTCCATCTTATTGTTGATCTGTTCCATCGCAATTCCCTCAGGCTTATGAGGCATGATAAGTGCGTGCCCTGAATTAAGGATGACAGATTCGATGAATATGTTTTTTGGCATAGCTACGGTTTATTGCTTATATAGATATATAGGTGTGGTATTGTTATTCTAATTCTCCCAAGATTTCAAGGAAACTGTTAATTAACTCATTCTTTGACTCACCTTTTTTGGGTTGAGATTTCTTCTTATCCCGAGTTTTCTTATCAGATTTATCATTCTGATCTTGGCGGTTCTCCTTATCAGCTCCGGATTCATCGAGAGCAGCCCTTGGTTCCTTGGCATCTGGCTTATCATAGCCCATCTCATTTGCCATCTGTTGCATACCGATAACCCCTGCTTGGTATTTATTAAAGATGTTTCTGATCTTGTATTCTTGGGCTTGTTGAAATTTAAGGTCATCTGTAATAGTAGAAGCCTGGAATTCCACTGTCAGGTTCTTAAAGGTAAAGCCTGCAAGCCTAAGCTCGAGCATATAACCATGTTTAAGGTTTGCAGCCACCAACTTCTGGACATTCTGAAGCTGAGAGAGCATTTTTGTGAATATGATATTTATCCCAGTTTCAGACCCTTCTCCAGAGACCCCCAAGAATTCGGATGCCACCTTAAGACCATTGGCAACCTGCACCTCATTCATATTATATATGTCCGAGACTCCATTCAGATTCTTAGTAGTGGATTGGAAATCGAATTCGTGGTCTTCATTGTAACCAACAACCACCCCTTCTTTGATCCCATCCATTATGTTATCCTTAGACTGAGTGAGTAGGGTTTCCAACCTGGTTCTGTAAGCATCATCAGATTCTCCGTTCTCCTGTCCTGGTTTTTCCATTAAGAGTGAAGCAAACCCTAAGAGGCCAATCTGCTTCATTATAAATTTAATGTTCTTATCCATCTCAGCCTGTGTGGTCAAGGCATTGAGAGCTGTGAGGTATGGGGGAATTCCATAGGGTATATCAGTGTCTCCATTAAGCCCATAATATTTATAGGTATTAGTATTAAGCTTAACGTGCTTCTCACCCACAATAGTCCCGGTTCTTGAATCCTGCTTCTGATAAGGAAAGAACCTTAATTTCTTTTTGTTCCACTGGAATCGGATAGTTTCGGGGTTAACCAGTGCAACATGGTCTACTCCCAGTTTATCATTGGCTACTACCCATTCGTTAGATAATGCCCCACCGATCCATATCTGAGCAATCATCTTATTAACTAAACCATTCATTCCTGCAACACCATCTCCCCATTTCTCCTGTTTGGCTTCTAGGTGCAGCTTCATCTTCTTCTGCATCTCGGGGGGGGTTTCAGGGTCAAACTTCAGTGTGTGTCCTGTATTGGTCAACTGGACCATATCATTAACGGCCACACCTACATCAGGGTTGATCCAAGAGAGTTTACGTATAATAGGGATATACTCAGCGATGTAGCCAGGGTTAATAAAAGTAACTCTGGACTTAATATCTACGAAGGTCTCATTACCAAAGGTTGGTCTACTGGACCTACCCGCTGGCACTACTGTCTTCTTAACGGGGACTGGAGCTGCAACGAATTCCTTCTTACCCCAAGTACCTGGTTTATACCATGTCATAATCGTATATTTTAGATTGGTGCGACCACCGTAGTAGTCACTTTTCCTTTTCTAATGAAATTTGTTATAGATTCTGCTAGTATTGAATCATCAGTATAGGTATTCTCATCATCCAGAATATCTTCATCTTCCGAGCCCCTAGAGTTCTTACCCATAGCAACGGGTCGGTTTCGTTCATCATAGATAAAGGTATATGCTTCGGCAATAAAAAATTTGTTGGTTATATCAACGTTATCTTCTCTAATGTCCTCTTCCAGCTCATCAATGATAATGGGTCTGGTTTTCTTATCTGTATACCATCCAGGTAATTTACTTTTCTTAGGTCTCTTTTCCCCTTTCTCCTTCAGGAACTTGGTAGTATAGAATAACATGGGATATCCGGATTCCTGTATCTTTGTGGTAACTGATAGTCCGATATCATTACTCTCAGGGGCTAATACTGCATTATTATATATCTTTCCCCATTTCATAAGAAGGTCAGCGAATTGGGATACTGGTATCTTTCCTTTAAAGTAGCAGACTTCGTCCCCAGCCCTGTTCATAATAGAGAAGGCAGAGTAGTCCCGACTTCTACCAGTTGCGATATCAGCCCCTATAAAATATTTCTCACCCTTAACTGGGAGTGATACCTGTATAAGGCTCCCGCCCAAATATTCCCTATGAATTTCTAGTTCAGAGAGACCGTCCTCAATGGCTTTGATATCGGTAAGGTCGAAAACACTATTTCCTGAGGTAAGAAAGTCACCGTCGATCTCCTGCGCTGTTCTTCTAGGTCCAAGAGCACTTGACATGATTCTGTACCATTCATCGTCTCTTTCTGGATGCATCCTCCAGAATAGGCGTATGGGAAAGAATTCATTGCCTCCAGCCACAGAGTCCACCCATTGTTTGTGATAAAAGTTACCCACCCCATAAGGCGTAGAATTTAAGATGGCGGCACCTCCAGTTGAGAGTGTAGGAAGAGCAGCAGCCCAAATTTGGGTAGCCCATCTTACAATGGCCGCTTCATCGATTACAAGTAAGGATACCGCTTCGGAACGCCCGGCATCTTCTGTAGTTGGGATACTGGTTATCATAGAGCCATTAGAAAACTCTATCTCCGTTCCAGTTCCGATTTCATTGGGTCGACCGTTAACCACCCTAAGCCTAAGCCACGGTGGTAGATTACGGTACATATATTTTATCCTCCTCAGAACCTTCTTAGCAACGCGGTCCTTAATAGAGATGATCTGAATGTTCTTATTAGGATGAAACATTGCAAACCATAGGCAATACATGGATATCAATTCTGTAAGTCCAGCCTGTCTAAATTTCAGAACAATATTAAACCGATTCTTTAAAAAATGGTAAAGAACCGATTTCTGGTAATCGTACAGATCAAAGTTCACTTTACCTTGTACTGGATGGATTACTTGTATGAATGTTGCAAAGAAGAACGGGTCTTTAGCGCATTTCGCAAAAGCCTTAAACTGTTGCGCAGTCATTCCCGAACTAAGCTCTATTTCTGCTTTACCTGCCATAGATTTTGTATTCAAGTCCTACTCTCACATTGGATGCCTCAGGGATTTTGAATAAGAGGTTAGCATCCGAATATATGCGGAACTTCTTTATATGAAATTCTGCCCGCAATGATCCGTAGGAACTTGACGCCAATAAATCAGCACCACCCCCAATAAGTAACTGGAACAGTTCCGGCTTCTTTATTGGGGGCGGCTGGGTTGCATGTCTGGATAAGTCGGAATCGAAATTCCAATTATATGACCACGCATTCAAATCTATTGGCCAACTTCTCTCTTCAATCTGGCCTGATATTTGTAGTAAGCCTAAGTTCAAGGAGTCTCGGTTAAGCTCCATCGATAGGAATTTAGGATTACGTGGGTATTGCTTAATATAATTTTCATGTAAGGATATCGTATCCTTGAGTCCTGTTATCTTCAACTCCTGATCGGCTATAATTAACCTAAGGCCCTGGATGGCGGCCGAGTCCACTTTATAAATGGTAACGGTCAGTGGAGGAGTAGGTACTGAATAAGGGACTGGGACTTCGTAAGGTACCTGAACGAAGATAGTATCAGTCGTGTACTCATACATAGTTACCTGCTCGGGTACTGGATCCTCCCTGATAAAGAAGTACCATGCAACCGCAGAAGCGATGATGAGTAATAAAGTAAGTATGTAAATGTTCTTTCCCATTATTAATAGCGATGCCCTAGAGGGACATATCCACCCCCTGTATAGTGCACCCCCTATTAAGGGGGGGTGCTATACTATACGGGGGTATATTCCCGTGGCACCCTTAAAAAGAAAAAAGGAATAGGTTAGGCCTTCTTAGAACCAGTCTTAG